ATTGCTTGTCAGATCGAGATGGATAAGTGTGGGTATCCTGTTGGTAAGCAGGACCAGTACGCCGCTGCCTTTGGTGGGTTCAATCTGTTCAAGTTCAAGAGGAATGGTGAAGTAACTGTTGATGAGTTACGTTTGACTAATCCTCACATCATGGCTCTTGAAAAGAATCTAATGCTTGTTTACTCTGGAAGAAGTAGAAACGCCAACAACATTCTACAGAAACAACAGAAGGCAATGTTAGATGCAGATAAGTTCAATAAGGTGCGGAGATCAAAGGATAAAGCGTTTGAAGCAGTGGATCTTCTTCACAAAGGTAAAGTCGACGACTTCGGCAGACTACTACATGAGTCTTGGCTTGACAAAAAAGGTGTTTGTGAAGAAATTACGCAAGACTATTTCGACGAAATCTATGAAACAGCGATAAAAGCTGGAGCTCTTGGTGGCAAACTACTAGGTGCTGGCGGCGGCGGATTCTTTATCTTCTACATTCCTGAAAAGGATAGAACCAAAGTTGAGGGAGCGATCTCTAGTAAACATAAAGATTGTAGGATCTATGATTTCGAGTTCTATGGTTCAGGATCTCACATGGTCTATTCTAATTAATAAATATGCTTGACAATTCAGTCTAAGTAAGGTATTATATGACTATGACTTCTAATAATGTTGTGAGTTTCCCCAAAGGCAAGAACGCTAATAAAGATATTACTCTTGAGGATATCCAACACAACATGGATATGATGAGACATTATCATATCCAGGAAACAATCCAAAACCTAGTTCCTATGATTTTTAATCAATTAGATATCGCTGGGTTTGGATTAATCGAAGACGACGTAGATCTAGATGTTAAGGATGGCGCTCTCATAGTCGAAGCATTACGTTCGCTAATGCTAAAGCACTATGACATGCATCATCCTTTTCAGCAGGTAGCCGAAGCAATCTTTATCCCGCATCCTAAAGAAGAAGGAGCGTTTAAGATTGTAAATAAGTTAGAACTAGAACTGAAACCAATTGGTGAAACTGAAGAAACCGAATAGGTGAATTGTGATTATTGTTGATTTGAATCAGGTGATGTTGTCTAATCTTCTAATGCAGCTTGGTAACCATACCAATGCACAACTAGAAGAAAATATGGTTCGCCATATGATCCTAAACTCTTTACGTTCTTACAAGGTAAAGTTTGGTGATGAGTATGGCGAAATGATTATTGCTTGCGATAATACAAACTACTGGCGCAAGCAAATCTTCCCTTACTATAAGGCCAACCGAAAGAAGAACATTGAGTCTTCAGAACTGGATTGGAAGGCGCTGTTCGAATGCCTTAATAAGATTCGTGCAGAACTGAAAGAGTATTTTCCCTACCGTGTTATTGACGTTGAGTCCGCAGAGGCTGACGATGTCATCTCTACGCTCGTCTCTAAGTTCGGATCAGAACTAAATACGGGTGAGAAAATCCTAATTCTATCAGGCGATAAAGATTTTATTCAGTTGCACGTATATTCTAACGTAAAACAATATGATCCTACTCGCAAGAAGTGGGTATCCCATGACGATCCTGAGAGATATCTTCACGAACATATTCTAAAGGGAGATGCAGGCGATGGCGTTCCTAATGTTCTTTCTCCTGATAATGTTTTTGTTGTGGGTGATCGGCAGCGACCCCTGACAGCAAAGAAAATGGAAAAGATTATGGGCACTGATCTAGAAGAAATGGATACAGTTACTGCCCGTAACTATTCTCGTAACGCTCGATTGATTGATCTGAGTTTTACCCCAGATGAAATTCGCGAAAAGGTTATGCTTCAATACGAAGCACAGTCAAATCGCGATCGTAGCAAACTACTAAATTACTTTATAGCAAACAAACTCAAAAACCTTACTGATCATTTGAGTGAATTTTAGGAGATAATAATGGCTGTCCTTGGAATGTATGAATTTTTACACAAGGTTTCTAAACTAAAAAAGACGCAGGAAAAAGTAGACAATCTAGCTGGTAATGATACCATGGCTCTGCGCATTGTTCTACAGGCTGTGTTTGATCCCACTGTCAAGTTTCTATTGCCCGAAGGCGAACCTCCTTACAGACCAAATGAAATTGTAGATCAACAGCATGTGTTNCATAAGGAAGCTGATAAGATCAGATATTTCGTCGAAGGATTCTATCCTACTCTCAATCAGGCAAAGCGNGAAGCAATGTTTGTTGAGTTTCTAGAGAGACTAGATCCAGACGATGCAAAACTTGTCCTAGCTATGAAGGATAAGAAGATGCCGTTTCCAGGCATCACAGTTCAACATGTTAAAGAAGCACTACCAGGGTTAATCGCAGAATGAGCAAGTCAGCACTAAAGAAGTTTAAGAAGAACGATTATTCAGATCATGAAGAATTTCACGATGATCCTCGTGAACGTGAGAACAAGCGTAAGGCTAAACGGGTTGAACGTGCCTTGCGTACAAAGGATATCTCTGCTCTATTAGAAGATGAAGAGCAAGATATTTCTGATGATATTATTGATAACAATTGGAAATATTAATGCCTATCTATAAGCTACGTAATACACAGACTGGCGAAGAGTGGGAAGAACTAATGTCTATCTCCGAGATGGAACAGAAGATCGAGGAACATCCACACGTTGAGCTACTTATTAACGGAGCGCCCATGGTCACTGGCACCATGGGCAAGAATTCCTACATGGGAAAGAGCAAAGATGCCAACGTATAAGTTCTTAAACAATGAAACTGGCGAAGAGTATGAAGACTTCATGAGCATCTCTGCTCTTGAAGTTTATCTTGAAGAAAACCCACATGTAACTCAACTCGTAAATGGCGCTCCTATGATCCATTCTGGCAGAGGCATGGCGAAACCTGACGCTTCGTTCCGTGATCTGTTGAAACATATCAAGAAGGGAAACCAAAAAGGTATAAGTAGGTCGACCATTAACACATTCTAAGGGGTAAAATGGAAGAAGAACACGGAACAAAAAGACTAACTCGTAGAGAGAAAAGACTTCTTCGCCAATCAGGTAAACAACCAAAGGAAAATTATCAAGAGAAATTAAATTTTAATCTGAGACACTTTGATCCATTGACGGAAAACCAAAGATGGACTTTCAAAGCATTCTCTGAAGATATGAATCTAATGTTACATGGTATTGCTGGAACAGGTAAGTCCTTCATGGCCATGTATCTATCTCTTAAACAAATTCTAAACAACCCAGAATGTGTTTATAAGAAAGTTGTTATTGTTAGAACAGTAGTTCCTACAAGAGACATGGGTTTCTTGCCAGGAAACAACAAGGAAAAGACAAAGGTATATGAGGCTCCTTACTATGCAATCTGTCATGAATTATTTGGCAGAGGAGACGCATACGATTATCTTAAAAATAAGAATCTCGTTGAGTTTATTTCTACATCTTTTATACGTGGTATTACTCTCAACGATTGTATAGTTATTGTCGACGAAATGCAGAACGCTACTCTTCACGAACTAGATTCTGTCATTACTCGTGTTGGTCATAACTGTAAGGTAATATTTTGTGGAGACTTTAGGCAGTCTGACTTCACAAGAGAGCATGAGAAGAATGGGCTTAACGATTTCATGAGAGTTGTTAAGAACATGAGATCATTTGAACTTGTAGAATTTGACGCTGAAGATATTGTAAGATCGGCTCTTGTAAAAGAATATATAATTCTTAAAGACAAGATGAGGATTCAAGTATGACAGAAGCTAAAGACATAATTAGAGCATGGGACTATTGGCCTGCTCCACCGTTAGGTAGAATTGCCAAGTTCCATTATGTTGATGCTGGCAGAGAACCAGATACTAATGCTACTGCGACAATGCCAGATATGCATTCATGGTTTGTTTGGGATGATGCATCAAATTCTATTCTTTATGTTGATTACGATAAGGATATGAAGTGGAAAGACACTTGGTATCTACGATACAAATTGAATTATGGTATTGCTGAATGGCGAGACGATAATATTATCGAGAAAGAAAGTATCTCTACTAAGATCTTCGGAAACAGAAACAAGGTTGTGTTCCAAGATAAGAAACCTATTTGGTGGGGAGATTACTGCGAGATCGGTAAGAAATATGAGAACAATCCAAAGTCAGATTTCTTTGCTTGTTCTCCGCCACAGATGCTCAATGGCACACAGTCATTTGTTTATGAAAGAAAGATAGACAAGTGGACTAATGCCATGGGCGAAACATATAAGGATGTTGTTACATTAGTGTATCAACAGGCATGGGGTTCAAAGATTGGTGGCGCTAGATATTGGATGGCTAGAGGCATTGGCCCAGTAGCTGTTCAATGGATTGCTACTGTTAAAGAACCAACTGGCAATAAAATAGTCGTGACCAATCGTATGGATGCGAAGTACAAGATGGAAAATGGATTTGCGAAAGATATTCAAACATAATCTAGTACCAGAAGTTGAAATTGAAACAACTTCTATAGATGGTATCCGTTACTATGTGTTACCGAGTGGAGAAAAGTTTCGCTCGGTAACAACTGTTATCTCAGAGTCAATGGACAAAACCGCACTACTAGAATGGAGAGCTAAAGTCGGTGAGGAAGAAGCTAGGAAAATTTCTACACAGGCTGCTCGACGTGGAACCGCCGTACACTCGCTCGCCGAGCGCTATGTCCTCAACGAAGAAGATTATCTTCGGGGTGCTATGCCTTCTGGAGTTGATTCTTTTAAAAGCCTTCAGACGCTCATAGATAAACACGTTGATAACATTCTAGGTATCGAACTTCCTCTCTACTCTGTTGCTTTAAAAACAGCAGGGCGATGCGATCTTATCGCAGAATTTGATGGAGTTCCTTCTATCGTTGATTTTAAAACAAGCCGTAAACTTAAAAAAGAAGAGTGGATCACCAGTTATTTTTTACAGACCACAGTCTATTCTATGATGTTTGAGTATATGTATAAAATACAAATTCCCCAGATCGCTATTATGATAGCAGTAGATCATGAAGAACCACAGCTATTCGTAAAGGATCGTGGGGATTATGTTAATAAAGTGATAGATATATTTACTGCTCGATAAATCCTATTAGACCTTCTTCATCGGTAGAATATACCGTACGTTTAATACCAAAATGTTCTATGGCTTTCTTACAGCCAGGACAAGGTTCTGCCAGTCCACTCACCCAACTACTATCGCCTTTGTTTTGTTTCTTAACACGATAGACATAAAGAGTGGCATCTTTTAGATCTTCTTCATCAACAATCTTCAACGCTTTGATGATACAATCTACCTCTGCATGTTTAAAGATCGCATCAGTATTCTTTGCGAACTTTTTCTGCAGAGGATGAGATTTATCTGAATTGAAACCGACAGAGATAATCTCGTTACGAATAACGAGACACGCTGCCAGTTTCATTTTCATGTTATTGGAGGTAGCTAGTCTACGGACAAAGTCCATATATTTTTTATCACGAGACATTACATACCATAAGAATTGGAGCGGGCGACCAGATTCGAACTGGCGACGAACAGCTTGGAAGGCTGACACTCTACCCCTGAGTTACACCCGCATTAATTACTAGAAAGCATATGAATATCGGAAATTATAAAACCTATCATGATTGTTATTCCAAAGAAACAAACAATCTTTATGATGGCGCTAGTCTTATGATCCATAATATATATCCTTTAGATGGCTGGGAAACCTGGACTCGAACCAAGATTAACGGAGTCAGAGTCCGTGGTTTTACCGATTAAACTATTTCCCAATGGTGCCGGCAGCAGGAATCGAACCCACGACCTGATCATTACAAGTGAACTGCTCTACCGTCTGAGCTATGCCGGCATTAATACGCAGGAACCAAACAACTCTGAACCAAATCTGCTCCACCAAACAACTGACCGAACAGATCATAAGGATCAACATACATCGCACAGTTACCAGCAGCTGCCACAGGAACATTAGTTGGGTAACCAGGAGGCGAATAAATGTTAGATGCTTCTGGAGTTGGTACATAATTATAAACAGGAACCAACGGAGCAGGCTGAACAGGAACTGCTACTGGAACCATTACTGTTGAACTAATTGGTCCAGGGCCAGCAGGAACATACTCAACAGCCACAGGAACTGTTTTAACTACCTTCTTTACGACTGGCTTCTGAACATTAATGTTACAGTTGTTACAGTAATCAATGTTATAATTACCAGCCATAGCAGGAGTTGCTAACANAAGAGCCAATGCTACTGCTAACTTTTTCATCTTAGTATCCGTAGTAATAAGCACGACGAGGGTTGTAGTAATAAGCCGGAGGAGCATATGGTGCGTAGTATCCACCACCATAAGGACCATAGCCGTAACCATACCCATAACCCTGCGAAGCAATTGCTCCACCAATTACACCACCAAGGATGGCAGCGCCAGCCATAGCACCATAAGCAGCACCATAACCGTAACCATATCCGCCCCAGTACTGAGCGTTTGCTGGTTGAGAGATACTAATACCAAGAACTAACGCTAGAGCAACAAAGATCTTTTTCATTTTGACTCTCCAAAAGAAGTGGTCTAACCGTGGATCCACACGAGTCTATTTATAGCGACCAACCTAATTGGCTCCCGAGGAAGGACTCGAACCTCCGACAAAATCGTTAACAGCGACCTACTCTACCAACTGAGTTACACGGGAATAAAAATATAATACAACGCTCCGCAGACTGCGGCAATCCAGATTAAAGACCAACAGATATCATTGATCATATCTTTCTTTACTTGACACATCACTCGATCGCAACCAATAGGATACGTTCGAGTAACTCGAGAACACTCTTTACATACATAGTAGTTGGGGAAGTTCATATCATTCATATTTATATATTACCCCAAGATGTAAAAAATGTCAAGTCTTTTTTATGGTGCTGCTGGAGAGAATCGAACTCCCAATCTATTCATTACTAATGAATTGCCTTACCATTCGGCCACAGCAGCATTAGTGGTACTGGGACTAGGTATCGATCCTAGGCTCCGAGCTCCACAAACTCGGGTGCTACCATTACACTACCCCAGCAAATTGTTCTTTTCTATTGGACAATTATAAACAATACTTATTCTATCTTTGTCAGTATTATTTACTGTCACTTGATGTTTTAACCAAGCAGGAAAAATTATCAACTTACCAGTAGAACCCATAACTGTCCACGAAGAACAGTTTAATGCATTAAAATTTTTAATCTTTTTACTGTCCTGGTTCCATTCGATTAGTCTGTTATCATTATGAAATACTATATTACCTCTAGACAAATCAGTATTAACATAATAGACAGCAGACAAAAAAGATCCAGGATGATCATGTATTGTATGCGAATCACCTTTTTTACTTATATTGATAAAGCATTTATGTATTTCTGCTTTAACACCATAATCTATAATATCAGAAACTTCTTCTAATTTCGTTTTAACTATCGTAGTAAGTTCATTAAGTTCTGGAATCCACGGATCAAAAAATTCACTGTGCCAACCGCCAACATTACTCATCTCAACACCGCTATCTATAGCTTTGCGTTGATAACAATACTGTTCAATCTTTGCATTATCAACATCAATTTGTTCTTCTGCAAAAAATGTAGGAAACAAATATGTAAATTGCATTTCATTCCTAATAGTGGATCGGGGTCAAGGACTCGAACCCTGAAAGTAGGAACCAAAATCCTACGTTATACCAATTTAACTAACCCCGAACAAAATTTGGTGGGTCGCCCAGGTAACGATCCTGGCCAGCGCATAGGCAACGGTTTTACAGACCGCACAACGTCCTTAGTTGTATACCGACCCTTATTTGTTTCTGCCACACCAAGTGTTAGTTTGAGAATGACAATTAGGACATAAGAAACGTAGATTAGACTTCATATGATTAGAACTATCTCCATCTATATGATCTAAATGAAGAACTATAGGTTTTTCGTTCCAACTATCTGTTATACCACATCCAACGCATTTATATTCTAAAGCATTCTCTTGCAGAATTTTCTTTTTTACCTTTCCTGTCTGAAAATATGGATGTAATCCATCTAATATTTCAGCAAGAGGAACCTTTTGATTTGCTCCTCCAACAGAGAATTTCAGATCTAGTTTTTTACACTTTCTCCAAATTTCTATTACAGGCAATTTAAACTTGGCGGCCATTTTACCTAGATGTTTATACTCATTATAAGCATGTATTATTTCATCGTCGGTTACTTGATTCTGTCTTTGTATCATGATAAGTCCTCCTGAACTTATTTATACAAAAGCAGATTTCTAATCCGCTATTATGGAGTCCAGGAAAGGATTCAAACCTTCAACCTTCGGTTTCGTAGACCGATGCTCTATTCAGTTGAGCTACCCAGACAATCCAGTAATGGAACAGGTGTGTAATCAATTACCTCAACAGAAACATTCTTGTATGCTTCATCGGGCAAACTATTACGATGCACATGTCCATGAACATTATACTTTGTTTTATACAGACTAGAAACATGCAACGGAATATGCGACAGAGTGCAATTGTATTCCGGAAACATTCTCCAGACCATAATCTTTTGAAAGACTTTCTGTATGTGTTCATTCTTAGCGTTGTCATGGTTGCCAAGAATAAGACGCTTACGTCCTTTCAATCTGTAAAGATGCTGATGACCTTTACTAAAATAGACATCACCTAGATGATACACAATGTCAGAATCAGAAACAACACTGTTCCAACGTTCAACCATATGCTCATCCATTTCTTCAACAGAAGAAAAGTTTCTAACAGGAGAACCATCTTCCTGTTTGAAGTTGAGTATATTAGCATGACCAAAGTGCGTATCACTAACAACAAAGATAGTCATAATTTGGTACTCCTAGTCAGATTCGAACTGACACTAGCGATGATTTTGAGTCAACGTCCTCTACCAGTTGGGATATAGGAGCATGATTTGGTAGGCCAGGTAGGAGTTGCACCTACACGTTGTCTTTCTTCCGGACGAAAAACAACAGCGCCCAGCGTTAGCGCCACGTCTACTCTTCCGTCACTGACCTATAATGGTGCGTCATCTTAGAATCAAACTAAGTCCTTCGGAGCTTCAAACCGACGTGCGGATCACCTACACCAACGACGCATGGAGCTCATATCCGGATTTGAACCGGACTCTACACCTTGAGAGGGTGTCGTCCTGACCACTAGACGATACGAGCATATTGAGCTGGGACTTCACAGAGGTATAGGCTCTCAGTCCCGAATGTTTTCCTATACTACAATTGGTGCCCCAGGAGAGATTCGAACTCCCAACCTTTGGTTCCTAAGACCAACGCCTCTACCAATTGGGCTATTGGGGCATAAACTTACGGGCACGTGGTAGCAGGTTTGCACACGCCTCTCTGCTAATCGTTACCCTGCCAGCAACCCCTCTATGCGTCCATAGCGATTCACTGGAATAGTGGTAGGGGATGACAGGATTGAACTGCCGACCTTCTCCGTGTAAAAGAGTTGCTCTCCCAGCTGAGCTAATCCCCCATAAATTCCCTGGACCGAAGACTCGTTCGCCTTTCTGCTACTTGTGCACTTTTCACAGTTTGGCTCAATTTATACGCTGTCTGCACTCGGTCCTACATGCGCTCTATTTTTCTACGCCGAAGCGGGCGAATTGGTCCGAGTAGCTGGATTCGAACCAACGACCCTCTGGTCCCAAACCAGATGCGCTACCAGGCTGCGCTACACTCGGATAAAACTGGATGCGATGCGTTGGAATTGCACCAACTTCTACTGGTTTATGAGACCAGCGAGATACTATACCTCCCGCCCGCAATAAACAGAAACGGTTGAGGCAAGGTAGCCTCATTCACATGTCTATACAACTTAGACAACCGATAGCGGTTGAGGCAAGGTAGCCTCGTTCGCATGTCTATACAACTTAGACAACCACCTCTGGTGCTGATAGTTGGAATCAAACCAACCTTTAAAGCCTTATGAGGACTCCTCGACATCTTGC